TCCTTCTGTGGCTGTATAATACATTGCTCCGGTAGTAGTGGAATTTATCTTTGCTTGCGTTGTTGCGCTATTAGGCTTCGTGCCTAATATGATAGTTCCACCAATGCCAGCAAGTGCGCCGTCCCTCACTGTTATAGGTTTATTAAATGTGTTCGTTCCTGTAAAGTTGTTATCTCCTGCGGCGGTAACATCACCGCCGCCGCTTGCCTTAATGGTAATATCTTTCGTTCCGTCGAAAGCCACGCCGTTTATTTTGCGGGCAGTTTCTAGTTTCGTAGCGGTATTTGCATTACCTAACCACTTCGCAACACCGACATTTGATATTCGCGCAAATTCAAAGGCATTATGTGAAAAGATTGCTGTTTCACTTTCGTTAGTAGTTATGGATGTAGACGCAGTATTATTGCCAATTTTGAAGTAATGTCCAGTGTTTTCTGTAGCAATATAGTTTAACGCCCCTGTTGTGCTAGATATGATATTCGCTTGTACTGTTGCTGTACTGGGTTTTGTGCCCAAAATAATCTGTCCTTGACTGCCTGCTGTTGTGCCACTTGATACAGCAATTTTTGCTCTGAAAGTATTTAAAGCTGTAAAGGTATTGGCTGAATTTAATTGAGCGTATCCACTTAAATCTTGGTTACCGCCGAGAGTATCCCATTGTGCGCCGTCCCATGCTACATTGTCCCCTGCTTTAATACCGTGGTCAGGGTCTGCCGTTTCAATGTTCCACACGTCGCCTACTTTCTGACCTGTAGTTGGTAAATTTGCGTAAGTCGCAACGCTGCCTTTATATTGATATACCGTTGTTAATCCGAGTTGTTTGGCGGTTACTTTGTGCGGGTTATTAAAGTCAGCTTCATGTGTCGCAAGGTTGTTTGCCACAGTAGTTATTTTTTTGGTTAAGTCTGTTGTAGTTCCGTCAATATCTGCTTTTGTAGCCAGCTTATACCACTCTGACCAGCTGCTAACGGTAGCCGGGTCACTGTTTTCTACAATTTGCCCGAAACGGTTATAAATCGCTCCGGTCGTTTTGCTCACCCATAGCTGTTTACATACGCTGTCATTATAATCGTTATCAACGTTTAAAAAGCCCGGGTTTGTTTCGGGCGCGTTAGGATTATTAGAAGCTTGTAAATACCAGCGATGAATATCAACTAATGTGTTTACATCTGTCGCTTCTGTCAAATTGTTATAGTAGTTTAAGACGCTTAACTGTTCGATTTTTGTCAATGCGTCCTCTGCTTTTGTTAACGCATTTGTAGCTTTATTAGCGGCAGCGTCAGCGGCTTTTTGCGCTGCGTCAGCGGTTTTTTGCGCTGCGTCAGCGGTTTTTTGCGCTGCGTCAGCGGCTTTTTGCGCTGCGTCAGCGGCTTTTTGCGCTGCTGCTGCGGCTGTAGCGGCAGCTGTTCCAACGCTTAAAGCATTTTTTGCAATATTCAATGCAGTATCAGCGGTTTGTTGCGCTGTTTGAGCCGCGGCAAGTGCATTATTCGCCGTTTCTAATGCTGCTAAAGCTATGTTATAAGCCTGTTGTGCTATTTTTAACGCTTCATCTGCGACTTGTTCCGTTGCATATGCTACGTTGCCTATATCGTTAATAGCGTCCTCTGTTTGCTGTTGGAAATATAACCCGATCAGTGCGCCCTCTAACGGCAGATATTTGAATTTGTAGTATTCTCTGTTTAATATCTTGTTTTTTATATCATCTAATAACCTAGCATTTCTTATACGGGTTGAGTTGACTATATTGTTAATATCCATTTTTTCACCCCTTTGTTAATCGCTTATCAATGGTAGCCAGCGCACATACTCCGCGCCATCCACTAAATAGGTAGCACCTTTTGGTACTGGAAAAGATATTGAACAGTTTCCTTGTCCGTATTTCCCTCTACCTGCGGTATACATTACTTCTAAACCGTTTACATAGCCAGTAATCCCAGTATTATAATAACTTTTTGCAGTTATAATTCCGTCTGTTGTAGCAGTGCCACTTGATGAAACACTTGAATAACTGCCGAAATGTGTTGCCACAGGTTTGGGTATATTTCCAATGGATATGTCTATCTTATTTTGTACTTGTTCAGGTGTGATACCGCCTATATATGGCAAAAGCTCTTGCCAGTATGTTGTATCAATGCCCGGAGTTTTTAGCCCTGCCGCCGTATCTACGCCATTAGCAAGAATGCACATATAAAGCTTGTTGTTGTGATTTACTAGGCAGTTTGCAGAATACTGTAAAGTCTTCTTGTAAGTCATTAAACCGCCGCTTTGCTGCCAGTAGGCAAAAGCAGATAACATATAAAGAATACCGTTAAAGTCCGCCCGTGTCGGGGCTATGCCTCCTGCCTTAATTGGGACTTGCGTTATAGCAGGGAAGCCGTTCGTCTGTGACGCTAATCCCGTTGTTTCGTTATTCGTTGCCGGAATGATGTTTTTTGTCCCTTCGTTTGCAAAGGGTCTTTCAAATAAATACAATGGTTCTTGAACTACTGGTATAGCCATTTTAACACTTCCTTTTTTTATTCTATAGATTGGGGTACGGGTCAAAGACGCCATTATTGAATGGTTGAAGCAGGCTGCCGTTAAAACCAAACGTATTATCGATATCAATCATTACCAGCGACCAGCCTACGCCTGCGCCTACTATTAAATTCGCGCCTATCCTAAATACGGCAAGCTGAACATCTGTTAAATACATTGTGAATACGAAGCGAACGTGCATGGGATAGTTATTGTAAAACGTCCCGTCCTCTCTTTGCTTTTCGTCGATAACGTTGAATACAACGCCGCCCAGCTCCGGGAAAAGCTTGTTCAGCATATAGTTAAGCGTTGCAAGGCTTGCGTCGGTGATGTTAGCTAACGCTTTATAGTAAAGCAGTGAGCGGTATTCATCATCTTCTAACGTGAATTTTTTCCCGTTAATAGGGTCTGTTATCGTTCTGCCAATAACAAGGATTTCGCCCCATGTATCAAGCCCGACGCCATTAGCCGTCGCTATATTAAATATGTTATCATAAAAAACTAGCATATCTTTACTAGGGTCGATATTCGCGCGAAAATCATCTAAAATCTGATAAATAGTTGTGCTGCTACCGTATTGACTTTGGATATACGGTTGTAGTTCAACACGTATATTGTCGCACTCGCGCACATCTTCTTGCCCCCTAAAGTCCATATTTAAGCCCCCTTAATCTAGTACAGTAATCGTGATATTGCTTTCGCTCATTACTGGTATCTGATTAGCTGGAATATCAACGCTATCAGTCCATTCTGACCCGCTAGGGTATGATATCTCAATATTTTCAAGGTTATCTACACCGACGTCAACTATATCGGCGTAGAAGCGGCTTGCGTAAATCGTCTGTGCCATTTTCGCGCGTCCGTATTTATTTAATTCGCCGTTGAAGTTTTGAAGAACAACTTTTTTAATTTGTTCTTCGTAATTGGTCGGAAGCGTCGAAGTTTTCCTTATCTTTACAGACAGCGCGAATGTTGTTGTTGTCGGTATCTCAATGTAGTAAACGAATTCATTGCCTTTTTCATCTACATAAGTGATTTTTGTGTTTCCCGAAATTCCACAGCCGCCGTCAATTTTTTCGTGAATCGTTTTGGCTATGCTCTCTATGTTCCCGCCATAGACGCTACAGTAAATGCTATGCGGGGGCAGTGTGACGCCGTAAAGCACTTTGTCCGTGTCACCGCGGTTTTCTAAAACCGATACGGCTACTACGTCGGAAAGGTTAGCTAGTGCGCCCTCAACCGCCGACGCTATGCCGTGGGCGTTCTGTGCTACGCTGGCACGTCTGCGCTGCTCAAATTCTGCCTGCGTTTCGCTGTTTCGTCCGGTGACGCCTGCGGCTAGATTTGTTATGCTGTCCCAGCCGGGAACAACGGTAACTATCTTCGTAAGCTGCCCTACGCCTATTTCAATAGCCCCACGCTGGCTACAGCGGAAAATAGCTGTAGCTGTTCCGTCCTCTCCTATGGTCGTTACTGTGACGTTCGTATATGTGTATCCCTTTTGGTCTTGGACTATAGCTCCATAGGGTATAACTGTGCCGTATGCGCCTTTGATGTTGCCCGTAACAAGGGTTGCTATGGCTATATGGCGTTCAATGAAGTAAATGCCTGCTAGTGCGTCCTGCCATATTCCAAGCGCGGTTTTGGGATTAAACATGTTCGCAAGATAAAGAATCTCGCTATCTTTCCTGTTAATTAATACAGCCTGTCCGTCAATGAGCTGCCCCGCTGGTGTTTCGGGGGCTGTGTCAAGCAATGGCTTATTGGGGTCTGTCGCAAACGCTTTTTGCCATTGAGTTACAAGGTTAGCCCGTATCGCTGCCGTTCCGCTCGATATAAGCCCCGTATCCGGGTTGAATGTTATCATTGTTAATCCCCCTTAATCGTTTAATCTAAATGGATTGATATGAAAAGCGATCATAGATTGCCCCGCAGTCCCCTTGAATTTCCAGCCTAAATAAATTCGCAGATAAAACCATTTGCAATATTTTTTTGTGTAAAATATGCTCCATGTTTTATTTAAAAATATTCGATTATCGTTTACGACAGCGATATAGCATTTGTCGTTTTCAGCATAGTTATAGTCAACGTATGTTTTTACCTTATCAGCTAATACATAACGCCCGCAAACCTCATAAGAAAAGCCATAAGCAGTATTTCTGTAAAGCCAAACATTTCGGCAAATATAACGCTGAATTTTTTCCCATACGGTAAAATTCGGGTCTAATATCTCTACGTATCCCGGCTTCATGACGTATTTATTTTTGAATTCAGGGGTGTATTTATAATGCTTGTCAAAGTCATATCTAAACAGCTTTGGAACGCCGCTGTTAATTGTATGCGGTATGTCGATACAATTATCGTAAGTCTGCCACCAGCGCAGAGGATATGGAAGTTCTCCGTGTTCGTTTGAGAATAATATTACAACTGGATTAGTTACATAGCATATCAATGTAAACATGATATCTAATATTAGATAAAAAATGTAAGTCATGTTTTCGCTGCCACTCAAAATGTGTTGAAATATACTCAAACACATCGAGAAATTGAAGCCCTTGCGGATACTTCTTACTGCTTCGATGTGTATGCTTTGGCGATTGTAAACAATACGCTACTCACAAGTTCTTGTACACTCCACAGTCGTAAATTCCTGCGATAGCCCGCAGTACATACTTACGTTTGCGTTCATTATGCAACTTCGTAAGTTAAAGCATCTCTTAGATTAAGAGCGGCGTTAAAATCCCTATCCTCGACAAAGCCACAATCACAACGGTATATTCTATCTGAAAGCTTCAAATCTTTCTTGATAGCACCACAGCAGTGACATATTTTGGATGATGGATACCATCTGTCTACAACTCTTAATTCAATACCATTTTCATCACACTTAGCTTTGAGCTTAGTTCTAAATTCATAGAACTTTTGTGACGCAACGGCTTTTGATAGATGTCTGTTCTTCATCATTCCTGATACATTCAAATCTTCAATAGTTATATAAGATGGCTTGGTTTTCACTATCTCTGCTATTGATTTATTGATATAATCCGTACGGATATTATCTATTTTATGATGAAGTCTTTGTACTTTGAGCTTTTGCTTTTGTATATTCTTTTGAGTGGACTCTCCTTTCTTTAAATTTTCATACTTGCGTGAGAGACATCTTTGTTCTCTACGCAGTTTCTTTTCCAATTTTTTAATTCTTGCTGACTTATTGATATTTTTATAAGTTTTACCATTGGAAACAATCGCCAAGTCTTTTAAACCCAGGTCAATTCCTATACCACCATTGCTATTATTAGCAATTTTAGCGTCAGGAATTTCTACAAGAACTGACACATAGTATCTGCCTGCTTTGATGGATACTGTACCGCTTTTGATTTTCCATCCCTCTTTAGTTGTTGGTATATAGCCTTTTTCTTTAATGCGTATCCAACCTAAAGTGGGTATGTTCAACCTATGTCTCTCGCATCTACAATCTTTAGGATTATTCTTTACGAAATACATTTTTACATCAGACTTACCTTTCCTTTTGAAATTAGGAAAAGCACTTTGATGTTTAAAAAATCTTGTAAATGCAATACATCCATCTTCAATGGACTTTTTTTCAGCTTTTGAATACACTTCTTTCATCCATACTTTATCAGGATTATTAGGAATGTACTCATTATTGAGCCATACGCTGAAACTCTTGCCAGTCATAAACTTTTCACCGTTATCGTATAAAGCTTTGTTGTGACTGAGATAAAAGTTGTAAACGTACCTACAAGTGCCGATAGTCTTGTTAATCTTGATTTTTTGCTCGACTGTCGGATTTATTTCCGTTTTGAAGCTCTTTAGCAATTTCCTCATCCCTTTCTATTTGTTTTTTATACTTACGAAGTCCATACAACCTGCAAGAGAACACATGAAGTATAGAAACAATATCCTGTACGAGTTCTTCCTGTGGTGATAGTTCTTCATTATTCACTACCACTATGTTTGTATTAAACTTCATACAGAATTTTTCAAACCAATCATAGCCAAATCTGACAAATCTATCTTTATGTGTAACTATAATAGTTTTGATTTTTTGTTCCATTACTTCATCTAATAATTGATTCCACTTTTTACGATTGTAATTAAGCCCACTTTCATAATCTTCAATACATTGATCTACAATGATACCTTTAGCATTGCAAAACTGACGTAAAAAAGTTACTTGATTTTGTAAATCATCTTTTTGATTTCTTGTAGATACTCTGGCATAAATAACAATCTGACGATTATCGTTTTCAGTATTTATGCCCTTAAACTGAAGATATTGATCATAAGTATAATAACGCCTATTAGTCGGAGTTCGATTTGCTTTCAGAATCCCCTCTCTATCCCAACGTTGTAACGTTTTGACTGAGACACCCAATAATTCAGCAAAATCTTTTGGTTTGTAATTAGTGATATTAGATGTGTTCATAATAATGCCCTCCATGAGTATATTTTAACACATTTAATCACTATTGACAATGAATTTGATTACTTAAAGTTTCCTCCTTAAAAATCAATTTGAACGTTTTCGCTTTCCAATACTGTCGCTTGCACTTCACCGCCCATGACACGCCCGCTTTCATCAAATGTTAAGTCAACTTCTGCTCCTGTTACTCCGTTCACGTTCAGAACAGTTTCACGTATGCGAGTTCGCAGGATAGGGGCGGCAATCGCAGGGACTTTGCCCAGCTCGATTTCAAAATGTGGAATCCCGCGCGTTTGTGCTAAATAAGCGTCGTTTTTGAACAGCCTGACTGCGTTCGCCGCATTCTGTGCTATAGCATATGCGCCGGATACTAACGCTATCTGTCCGCTTGCGTCACTAAATATATCCCACTTGTCATTAAGGTATAGCGTACGCCCTATATCGCCGGGCGTAAAATACGGGTTCATTTCAATTCCATATTTACCTGTGACGTAAATAGGTTCTTGGATATTGGGCGGCTTTGGCGGTTTCGGTTTATCTTTAGCTTTAACTTCAATCTGATACGTATTATCAATATCTATTGAGCCTGTAAGTGGTTCAAACGTGTATATCTGCGTTATAGGTTGTAATTTAACTCCCACAACGCGCATTGTTTCGCCTTTGATATAGCTGCTTTCATCAGATTGAGCTGTAACATACCCTTTCACTGTAAGAGCAGTAACAAACGCTTTTAATTCAACAACTTCTGCCATGTTTACACCCCCTAACTTTTTTTAAAATAACTGGTTTCTTTTATTTCAGGATTTTTTGCGCTTTCCTGTTCATTCTTTCGTATATTTTAGGCAAGCATTCTTTGCATATATAATAAGTCTTATGATATGCGGGCATATCAAAAGCCCACTCAATAGGCTTTATCTTACCGCACGAAGTACATTGATGTATCATTTTAGCAATTCCCCTTTTTTAGCGCAGCTTCAACCTCTTTGATATGTAACTGGTTTTCGTTTCGGATTTCTAAAACGGATAATTTAGTAATGCAATCTATACATATACCGAATTTGTTATTAAAGTAGTAGTAACCAGTAAGCAAAGGCTTATTGCAGCGGCAGCAAATTCTATCTATATCCATTTTATCACACCTTAACTTTTGATATGTGATGTACTCCCACCACTTTCGCTATCGCTTAGAAGTGGGGGCTTCTTGTTCGATACAACTTTTGTTGTAAGCATAAGCAAGCTATCCCCGTGCATCCCACGGTTCTTTATTTTTTATTTTATCCTAAGACTATTCTCAAGGAGCAATTCATCTCACTACCTTAGAGGTAGGAGACTTCTTGCTCAGTATGGTTAAAAGCTACAGGTAGGTCTATAATTCCCGGCTGATAATCAGGGCATTTCAGATAAAAATTTATAGTTACTACAGCGGGTATGTCCCCCCCGAATTTGCAATCAATAATCTGCGGTTAAACATTAGCTTGTCAACTCCGTTTCAGTAAAGCTAAAATTTAATAAATTCTGCGGGTATAAATCGCCTACTTGTACGCCGGGCTTTATTGCTACAATAAAAAACAAACAGCTATTTACAGAGGTTATTTTATTTGTAGAATTTATAGCAAGAGGATTGTTTGGCGATATCGCAGCGTATATATTACTTCCGTCTAAAGCCTGCAAGAGTGCTGTTTTATCTTGAAACAATACTGGTCTAACTTGGCTTTGCTGTGTTCCTATCGCGGATATAATAATCGTACTGGACTGATACCCCGCTGTTAATGTTCCGCTAGATATTTCAAAGCCTGCCTCTGTTCTTAAATATAACGGGAATCCGATTAAAGGGCAAAAATTCGCAACACCTACTGTTGAGGTTGGGTACGAGATGATATCTGTAAATGTATTTACGGTGCCTAAACTAAAAGGACTGCTTATGTCGACTTCTTCACCGTCCGCTGCTCCTATAGTGCCACCAGTGTACCAGTGTAAATGATTTGCCATTTTTTTACACTTCCTTTCTATTTTATACTATGACTTAAATCTATAACATAAGCATAGATTTTTATAGACGTATCTACAGTAGCCCCGTCACTTGCTGTTGCGTAAAAAGTAAAGGTTAATTCTTGATTGACATCCGAAACTGTTTTTAATACGGTTTCAAAATACCCCCCTGTTAAACCTATCGTTTGCGCAATTGAGTTGTTGAATGAAGTTATACGGCATTTAGTAAATTTATCGGCATTAACTCCAACTAAAACCTGTCTATAACTTTCTCCCGCGTCTGCTCTGATATATACCTTAACGCTTTTGCTTGCTGCCGTGCTACCCGACGGGAAAAGCCCTGTAGCTGTGATAGGATTTATTGATGTAACTTCTGTACCGTCTTTTTGCCCTGTTGTCCCGTCTATATAGAATCTAATCATTTTCTAGCCCTCTTTCTACCTTTTTTATCGCACAATCAATAATGTTTTTTAAATCAATAAATATATTGGTGTTGCAGTCAGGCGCGCAAGACATTTCTGCTTCTATCGCTGTCATACATTCATTTAACAGCTTTTCTACGACTTTTTTGTCATAAGTTATACTTAATGCCGTTTTTCTGAATTCTTGGCAGTATATATCTAGCTTGCCTGTTAATTTTTTATCATTGTCAGGAATATCTATTTTTATAGCCTTAATATAAGCGTTTCCGCTTAACATCAACAGTTCATCCTCGCACTTTATTATAATCATTAAAATCTACCCCTCTGTTAATACTGTTTCAATATATTTCAGCAAAAATCTGTTTAATACGGTTTGTCCGAACTCTGCCCCTTCCGGAATATTCGACCGCACATAAAACAATGTGTTTGTATCGCCGATATTCGCGAACTCTAACTTTTTACCCCACGTGTTCCCGTCTTTAGATAACTGTAACCATTCAGGGTTGCTGCCGATAACAGAAAGCGAAACGTTATAAACATTAGTCGTTAACGCCGCCCGTAGCGCATAGGCTACAATGTGTCCAAGCTCCCCTTTTTTATCTGTGTACTTCAAGATATCGCTTGTAGTGATTAGTGTTCCGTCTGTTCCGCCGGATGTAACACTGCCGTTATAAATGCTTAATTGCGCCATAAATAAGCCCCCTTTTATTTTTTATTTAACTATGTTATAATTTTAGCGTAGCATAGTCATATCCCTTATATTTTTTCATTCAACAAACCTCTGCAAAATTAGCAATCGGCAACGGTTGCTTTTTTTGCGTCCTGCTGCTATAATGTAGACATTCACAGTCAGCGGTGATTGCTGGTAACTAAAAGGGTCACAGAAGCGCAAATGCAACGCACATTTGCGTTTTTCTGTTTTATATGATAAAATAAATACGGTACATATCAGTTTATCTCCCCAACGATAGGCTGGTATAGTAAAAAGCCCTGCGGGGCTTTTTATTTTTGTTTACATTATACCACATGTGCGTTATAATAAATATGGTACAAAATTAAACCGCCTTTTTATCATGTGACGCAAAACAAGTTAAAAAGCAGCAGACAAAAGCAAAGTTAACGCTTTGCTTTTTCTGTTTTTATGCTATAATATTTATGTGGCGTCAGCTCTCCTGTTGAATTAAAATAAAAGAAGCAATCATAAAAGGTTGCTTCTTTTGCGCCTTGTTGCTATAATTAAATATGCAGAAGCTGCCCCTTCTCGCAATCCTTTTTAAACAAAAAAACACCCTGCTAAAAAGCAGGGTGTTTTTTTACTTCGTCATTTGCCCCAATCCTGCGCCGATAATTAAAAAAACAACGCAGAAAAAGACGAAATTCATAATTAAGCCGTTTTCTTTTAGAACACTAAAAAACTTATCCATGATATACCCCCTCTCTTGAACGCTGTTTAGGTTACAGCGTTTTATTTTTGCTTGTATATAGTAATTGTCCTAAAAGTATTTTGAAGCGATTATAAGGCAAATATGAGCGTCATTCTTTTCCTGTTGACCCAAAACCGCCCTTGCGGACTTCGTTTGTTTTGTCGCTGTCGCATACAGCATATTTAACAAAAATACCTTGCATAATTCGTTCACCTTTTTTAAAGCTCACGATTTCATCACTGTTATTTTGTAGGCAAATGCCTATATTGCCGTCGTTGTCGGGATTGGAAAAATAATCGGCGTCAATAATTCCTGTCCCATTCGTTAGTGTTACATGATGTTTAATGCCTATTGAGCTGCGAATATATAGCATTAACACTTCATCATCAGGCATAGACGCTTTAACGTTTGTTGGAATAATAGCCGATACGCTGCGGGGGTTTAAGCGCACATCACAGGGTAGCACGAAGTCATAACCTGCGCTTTTTGCTGTTTTCCTTTTCGGCAGCACTGTATCGGCAGGGGCATTTTTTACGGGGTAAAATTTGCGGGAAACTTTTTCTTCTTCTAAAATTCCGAATTTTACCGGGGCTTCAATCTGATTAGAATTTTCCATGTTATCACCTTTAAATATTTCATTTATTTTGTTTTGCAAAAGTTTGCTCGGATTATCTACGATGATTTTTTCACCATTCGTTAATCTAATAATAACTTTTATCACGTTATTTTTCAAGTTTCGCGTTTCGGTAACGTTAGTTATGCTTCTTATTTGATTAATGTTTTGAATTATTTTTAAAGCTCTGTTCTCTGCTTTTATCTGCTCTCGGTAGGATTGTTTAAATTGGTTATCAAAAAAAGATTTAAAATTATTGCCGCTAGATGTTTGGTCAATAACTTTTTGGATCGATATATAGTCTTTTGGTATTCGGCATTTCGTGATTATTTCCTCGGCTGCTTTTGCAGCTTCTATATCACTGCTATATTTACAACATTTTCCTCTCAATAAGCAACACCGCGGTTTAAGCTTGCTGTTTTGTTTAACTATTTCGCCCATGTAATACCCTTTTGTTTCGATTTCAATATAATAAAAACTCACAACTTCAACTCCTTTGATATGTCACATAACTTTGTACGCTTTCAAGTTTTTCATCTGTTATACCTTCTATCTCTGATGATTAAATCCATATCTAGGCTATCCAGCAGCTTTATTAAATCGTTAATGTTGACAAAACCTCTTTTAAAACGGTCGTGTAAGCCTGTTTCATTGATATTCATTTCTGCTGCAACTTCTTTTAAATACCTCTTGTCCCTGCGTACCAGCCTTTTGACCCATGCTTTAAACGCTACCGGGTCAGCTAATTTCTCGGCAGCGTTCCATTCTTTCAGTGTTGGTTTTTCAAACTTCACTTTATCACCTCTTTCATTAAGGGTCTATTCATATGTTTCAACTCCTATTTATTTTTTTGATTTTTTCTTACCTCTTGTCTATATTATAGCCCCCCTTTGTCCTGTTGTCAAGTCTTTTTTTAATCACAAAATAAAAAGCAGGGCGTTTGCCCTGCTTACTGGTATTAATGGGGTAGTTTTTTATAACATTCTATGCACAGAAGCCCTTTTTCCTG